ACAGTATGATTCCATTTACCAGGAGTTTTTCTCCTGTAAATAACTGCTGAATCAACAGTAGGGATTTCAGAATCTATGTACTCATCTTTGTATAATAAAGGTTCATAACCACTACAATCGACAACAAAATTATAATTACGTCCATTGACAACACATCCGCTAGGCAAAGATTCGATAGTGTCTACCTTTTCAGGAACAACTTTAATGTTAGTTCCTTTAAGTTTTTCTATATGTTTTAGTGTAAACTCACTTAGAGCACTTGTATCCATATGAACACCATATTGACCACACCCAAAATCATGCACGAATTTTTTATTTTTCTTTCCCCAATTAAAAAACTTCACTCCATACTTAATAGTACCTTTTAAATCAGTACTAATCATATCAGTAGTAAATTTTGCTTTTGCAAATATGTGAGGAATATGAGGTGTAGTTGCTTCTCCAATTCCAAAGATGGGAGTATCTGGATCATAGATCCAATCAATCTCAAAAAAGTCAAAATTTAATTTATGAGAGAATTGAAGAATTTGAAGAGAACCACCTGTTCCTGTTCCAATTACAGCAATTTTAATCTTCTTAAACTCAGTGTTCATTTTTTCAATCTATACTGTACATTATCTTTAATTGAATTATAATCACTTTTACTATTACTCAAAACATTATCATCAACCTTGAAAACTTGGTCATAACCAGTCTTCTCTAAAATTTTATTCTTAATCTCCATCTGCTTTTTCTCTTTTTGAATACGTCTCAGAAAAGCGTAATGGATGATCTGAGTAAAATAAGCAAATGGGTTCCTTGACTTTTCAGGATCAAAGTTATTAATGTACTGAACACAGTTTTCTATACCGTCAGAAATCATATCTTCACGGAACATATAATTAACAAAGTTTGGTTTATATGACAAGTGTGTTGCTATTTTTAAGAAACACTCACCAAGATAGTTCGTGATACGAGGTTTTGGTTTCTCGTTCTCTTGTGCTTCTTTTACTTTGTTTTTATAAACAATTAGAGCATGTAAAAGTTCTTTATTGTTTACATAATGTTCAGATCTAGCTTTGGGCATTATTTGCTTTTATCATGGTTTTATTATAACACTTTAATCAAAGCTTGACAAGTGTGCTTAATGTATGTACAATAACCTTGTGGAGGTTCAGAGGGATATATTAAGTATCTAATTTAAGTCTTAAGCATTTCTCTAGGATCTTTCTTGCATCTTCTACAGTACCAAGAGAACCCATTGTCCTATTGAGTTTTACTCCTCTTGATCCAGTTTTAGGAGCGTTGTTATTAGGGAGGTTGATATCCTGAAAACCCGCCTTGACGTATTCTTTGTAGCACTGTATATAATAATTAGTCTCAGGTAATTCGGTCATAGTAATTACATTACTAAGTTTTATGAACAGCGTTTCTTCAAATGAAACCTTTACCCAAGGTTCAAATTTCAAGACATTATGGTTTGATCTGCTAGTAATCTCAACTGTTACAGGAGAACCCAAAGCAATAATCGGGTCTTCTTCACTGTCATCAGTAAAGATATGAGAGATAATTTCCTCGCCAGTCGTCAGTTTTATAAGTGCGTAATAAGTGTCATCCATTATTTTTTAAAGTAACGTTTACTATATCATAGTTAAAATTCTCTTCTGAGTAAATCTTAACTCTTTCAATCATATGATTGAGTGTATAATTTTTTCTTGATTTGTAACTGATGTCATCTGCAATGTCATATAGGGTTGCCATAGATTTATTTTTTCCTCTCCTAAGTACTCGTCCAATGCTTTGAAGGTTACGAATCCTAGATTTAGAAGGAGAAGCAAAGATAACATTGTGCAGTTTTTTAATGTTTATACCAGTTGAAAATGTACCGTAAGAAGCAACTATGATTGCATTATCTTCTTTTTCAGCGATTGCTCTTACTTCCTCACGATCTTCTACATTTACACCGCCGTAGATGAAGAAGACTTTTTTATTACGTGTACTACTATTTATTAATTCATAAAGAGGCATGCCATGATCTTCCACTCTATTGAAGAGAACTAGAGTATTACCTTTTAGATCTAATGTCAGGTTTTTAATGAAGTTGTTTCTCTGCTCGTGTTTTATAATATACTGTATTTCTTCTTCAAAGTTCTCAAATCTTTTAGGAGGATGTTTGAGTAGAACAATTTTAATATCTAAGTTGGCAAGATAACCTTTCTCCATCAATTCGTCAGTACGAATAATTTTATAAGAAGGTCCGAAAAGACCTTCTAACACCCACTTATGAGTCTGTGTACCATCAAGAGTTCCTGTAAAACCATAACGATACTTAGCATTTCCAAGTTTTGTCATTATAGATATCAGTGATTTACTCTTAAACTGGTGTGCTTCATCACCTATCACCACAGAAAATCTTTCAAAATATTTACGAGGTAACTTGTAAATTGATTGCCAAGTGGTTATAATAACCTGAGAGTCTGTTTCTCTTTCTTTTCCTGCATATATCTTGTGACAATATGAACCAACATCCCAACCATAGTCCGCAAAGTCTTTATACATTTGTTCTACAAGGGAAGTCGTTGGAACAACAATCAGAGTATTTTGCTTTTTTTCAACGTAATATCGCACAATCCCGTATATCATCAGCGACTTTCCTGAAGCAGTTGGAGCTATCAATAGTTTACGATTATGTTTTAAGGCATCATATATGCCATCAATCTGATAGTCTCTAGGTTTATATTTTGATATTGATGTTACGTAATCCTTGACACCCTCATATGAGATATTCTCATTGACTTCAAAGGGAGTACCATAGTATTTGTTATTTAAAAATTCATATTCGTATTCATAATTCTTACAGAAACTTACCAGTTTATCAAGCAACCCAACGTAAATTTGATTTTTTCTAGAATCAAACAATCTAATCTTTCCGTCCCAGTACTTACTTCTATACTGAGGCATGAACTTTGCGCCAGGAACCTCAAAAGTAAAATGATCTGACAGTTCATGACAGACGTGTGGTTCGGCAAGTATCTCTAAAAATACTTCGTTCTTCTTTTTAATAACCAAGTTTGACATAATCCACATGCCACTTATGGTTATTTAGAGGGGTTTATATGCCTAATATCTTACGCTGTCTCTCAAAATACCCGTGAAGAATCCATGAACTACTATTCATTTTTTCTTCTCCACCAGTACCAAATTCAAATATAACTCTACTATCGTCTTTAAATCTATCAAATTCAGGTGTATTAGTTTTACCCCGATCACCACCATTACAAAAAATAACCTGATCAGCAATATCTAAACACTTTTCAATTGCACCACAGGCACTGTCATCTGCGTCATCCCAAGATATGACAGCATCAACCATATTTAAATTCCTAACAATCTCTGCTCTCTCAGTCCAACATTGAAAATACTGTCCTTTCTTTCTTTTTAACCAAGGATCTCCATTCAAACCAACCACGAGATAGTTTGAAAGATCCTTTGCTCTCTCAAAATATCTTATATGTCCACTGTGGATAGGATCAAACCCACCCGTAACCAAACTCAATTTTTCAAAAAACATTAGATAAAATCCATTTTTCAAGATCTACTTGTGGTTTCCAACCAAAGGTTTTTCTTACCTTATCAGTATTTGCTTGGGTAACTCTACACTCACCAGGTCGACCTGGAAGAGTAACCTGATTATCAGAAATCATATTAGCAATCTGATTGATTGAATAGTTTACACCACAACCAATATTATATATCTGACCATAAGCATCCTCATCAGGATTTGATATTGCTGCCATTATATTTGCATTACAAACATCACTGACATGTACGAAGTCCCTACGTTGTTCTCCATCACCACAAATAGTAAGTGGTTCACCTGCTGCAAGTTGTCTTAAAAATATACCAACCACTGGTACATATTGTCCTCTTAATGGTTGTCTCTCACCATATACATTAAAGTATCTGAAGATGACAGTAGGAAGATCAAAGAGTTCAGTATACATCTTACATAAATTTTCTCCTGCAACTTTAGAGACTGAGTATGGATTCAAACAGTCATTAGGTTGTGTTTCTACATTAGGTGATTCATTGGCAAGACCATATGCAGAAGACGTAGAAGAATACATTACTTTTTTAACACCTGCTTCACGAGCACACTGAAGAACAGTTGCTGTACCTAGGGCATTGATTCTAACTGCATTAAGGGGATTTTCAACAGCGGGTTGGATACGTGCTTCTGCTGCAATGTGGAACACATAATCTACATCATGATAAAAAATTCTAGTGCGTTGATAACTACAAATATCTTGTTTTACATAATATGCCTTGTCATTATAGTAAAACTGATCATGGGCATCAGAATATTCATTATCAATAACAATAACTTTATGTCCAAGTTCAAGTAGTTTATCTACTAAATTAGATCCTATAAATCCTGCACCACCTGTAACTAAACTTGTTGTCATCAAAATCCTCCTTGGAATTTGTGCCACTCAATAGCATTATTAATATGATAACTTCTATTATGGATACATTTGATAATATCCTCAAGGTATTTAATAATCATTTCATAGACAGATAGTTTCTGTTGTGCAAGAGCAACTTTATCATCTGCTCTCATATATCTGTCCATTGCTTCTTTATCTCTAACTTTATATGGGAAAGGTTCTTTCTCATAGACTTCTGGTTCTGCCTTTCCTGAATAATAAAGGTTACGTTCTAAGTAGATATTATCATAACTAGTCTTTGCCTGAATTTTTAGTTGCACAAATTGATTGTGAAGTTGATGATACTTCGCATGTAGAGAAGGAATATTTTGAGATTCTGTATGTAAATTATCTGGATCGATACGGGAGTCTTTTTCCCACATCTTTTCAATGTCACTTAGATTCATAAAGGAGTTCTACCGTCTGCTGCGAATATATTGTAAATAGTATACTTGAAAGATGCTGTTGCTGTAAAGTAGTTTGTTTCAGTTTCATCAGCTAAGAACTCAAGAGGAGTTAGTGATACTGGGAATAGTTCCCTAAATTTAACCTGTGTCTGAGTTTGGAAACTACTATTAAGAATAAGTAAAGTTCCTTCACTAAATTGATTTTTCATATCACCAGCAATCTGATCAGTAAATTGTTGTACTGATTCTGGATATGTTAATCCAACTAACCAATTATGAATACTCATATAATTTTCCATATTCTCATCCACAATGAATGTTAATTGGAAATCATCGTATACTAATTTATCACCAGGTACATTAACATCCTTGAGGTAGGATGGTTGGATAGCAGTACCCGCAGTGATACTTGGAATTTGTGCTCTATTTGCTAGGAAAGAAACTTTAGGGTATTTTGTCAGTGCAAACTTAAACCCTACTGGGGACAAATAATTCCTATTCTGTATTTCTTTCGCGTAAAACCGATTCGTAGACATTTCGCCTTTTATTTTTATTTATCTGACAACATAAAAAAAGGGTGCCGTCGCACCCTAATTATAACATCTAGATGATTTATTGTCTACTGACTTAGAATGTGAACTTCACACCTGCTTTTGCAGACCAGTCAATATCGTCTTCGGCAGTTACACCTGAGATCTCACCGTAGAACTTATCATAAGAACCACCAAGGTATCCTATTAGTTCAACGTCTCCGAACTCATCAGTTGTTTCTGTATGAGTCACTGTAGGACCACCAGATACATACCAACCGATTCCGTTTGCTGTTTCTCCCTCATATCCAACTACTGCTTCTAGTCCGCCAGATGTATATGCACCATCAGGATAAGAACCTGTTGCTTCTAAATTCACATATGGACCAGCAAAAGCTGCACCAGCGAATAGGAATGGAGATGCTGCTACTGCAGCGATTGTTGATTTGATCATTTGTTTTTTTATTGTCTCGCAGATACTAAAAAACCTGCGGATGGTACCACTCCCGACAAGGGTGGTGTTCTACGCAGGGGCACGATCTTTCGATCCCGTTGTAATGTTATTTAGTATACCACTATACTGTAATTGTGTCAAGTTCCACATATTTTCTAAGTTCGGTTCGGGTATCCTCCCAATTTTTAACACAGTGTGGATAACCGCCCCATTCCCTTAATGCTTCTGCTAAAGGATAATCATTCTGTCCTTGCTTCATCATATCACCAAAGAAATGTATTTCATCAAAAGGACTAAAAAATTTTAATATCTGGCTCTTATCATTATCTGATATATCTAATCCTGTTTGTCCACCTATCTGAATATTTAAATGGGGGAACTGATTTATAATTCTATCTGCAATTAAAACTCTTTCATCACGTTCTTTATCCCATTTTACATAATCCTTTCTATGTTCCATACTATTCTCACCCCTTCCAATAATACTAAAGTTTATTCCACCAGGTCTATGTTCGATATGATTACCTGTTTTATATGGAAACGCACTGTAATCTAATTCATCACTAAGAAAATTAACTAAATCTCTTGGTGGTTGCCATGATGATCTGTAAACATTCTTATTTCTAACGTATATGTCTGCTCCAGAACATTGAAAAACTCTCCTACATCTATTGTAAATATCCAATCCTACCTGATCAATAGTTTTTTTAC